CGTTTATCTAAGATTCTTGGATCTGGCGATTACGATATCAACACGTGCCCAAAGACTAATTCCCTGGTCAACCCCAAGACTAGTGGCAGCATGCAAGCCCAATTTGGTGATAATTCCATATCTGTGTGTCACCGCGAGTATTTCTTCGACGTAGTTTCCACTTCCGATTTCTCTCAGAAGCAATTCACTATAAATCCTGGTAACCACCTTATGTTTCCTTTTGCTGCTCAGCTCGCTCAGAACTATGAACAGTATAAGATCGTCGGAATGGTGATCACTTACGTGCCTCAAGTCTCTCCCTACACTACGTCTAGTTTGTTGGGTAAAGTGATCATGAACGTTACGGAGAATCCGTTTTCACCGCAATTCAGAAACGCGATCGGGATGGAAAATAGTGATTTTGCGCTGACCATTCGTCCAGATAAAGACGCCATATATGGTGTTGAATGTGCCCGCCCTGCGTTGGGAGAATATTACATTCGGCGCCCTGACACCGTCGTTCCTTCTGGCGCAGCTGGATCCTTTGATTTCGGAACCTTCACCGTTGGTACTGTTACACCGGGCATACCAGAGGGGCAGATTTTAGGTGAGTTGTGGGTTACCTACCACATGATATACAAGATACCACGATTGGATCCTTCCTTGATTGGGTATTATCATTACACCTCAAACGGAGCTACGATGACCTCCGGCAACATGAACTTCAACTCGACGACGATTCCTACATCTTTCGGGGTTTTGGCTGGCGTGGTGTTGGCAGGGTCGATCTTTACTTTGCCATTGCTCCCTAAGTACACAGCGGTTACCGTAGAGATCATGTTGCGGTTAACCACAACCTTTACAGATCCTATCAATCTGAGCGTCGTCAACCTACTCGCATACAACGATATCGCTTCCGCCAATGCCTCTGTAGCCGTGCCCGACGCAACCAATATTTTCGAAGTCGGACCGAATGCAGGCCAGGCCAATAGGTATGTGTCGATTACCGATTTGTTGGTTGCTGATAGTGACACGGCGGGATATTTCAGGCTCGAACCAATGGTTTCAGTGGGTGCGTACGCCGCGTATTACACCGCCGAAGTGAGGATAACTGTGTTGAACGGCATGGCAGTGGTGCCAGAACCTGGTTCCGGTTAGGGACCGCCGGTTGGAGGACCGGAGATCAAAACCTGCCATTCTAGAGGGAAGAATGTAAGGGTGGGTAGACTTTGTTGCACACAAGTCTACATTGATAAAAGGCACGTCGCATCCCTCAGGGTACGTAGCGACGAAAGCCTGCGATCGTCTGAACTGGATGATTGCGAAAACAGTACCCATGGCGCTTTATGTGCCAAAATTGATAACACGTGTGCGGAATTCAGGCCTTACGAAGACGTGTTTGTGGAAGGAGATGAAGGCTCATTGTTGGATGGGTGGTTGATCTGGCGATCCGAGGTGTATTATGTCGAAGAATTCGAGAGCGACGAACAACTCAATGGAAACCAAGGGTCATGGACTAATTCCGACGATGTTAAGACCGACGGCGATAAAGGAGCCGCCGGCGCTAAGTCCGTCAGCCAAGCAGAGCGAGCTAGGCGGCACAAAGAATCCATTAACCATCGGAAGAAACGTCAAACCACGCCGAAGGCTGGCTCGCTTGACGATGCTCTGAAGCAACTAGACGGTTGTACTAGCAAATCTCCCGTGGTTAAAGACTTTGGTTCGAAGAAGGATCCTAGCATCGACAAGCGCAATCTTCCTTCAGTCCCTTTGCCAAAGGACGGGCCCAAGCACATTCCGAAGCCCAAGAACCAAAATCAAAAATCCAGCGACGTCGTAGCTGGTGGTCTCAGCATCAAACCTCCTGATGTAGCCGAGCCAAAGGTTTCTAAATCAAAGCGCAATTTTGACAACATGCCTCATGATTCTAGGCCGTTGCACAAGACAGTCTCTTTGGAGAGTAAAGTGAGTCCAAGCGAGAAGGTAGAATGGAAACCAACCATCGCCCTTGGGGCCAAGCCATCCG